GGAGGCCAAGGAATGCTCACGATTATCGTTCCGGGCGTCGAAATGTTTGATGAAGAGTCACAAGAATTTGTTACAAAGCATGACGTGACTTTGGTACTAGAGCATTCTTTGGTCTCACTGTCAAAATGGGAGTCAAAATACGAAAAGCCTTTCTTGGGTAAAGCCGAGAAGACGACTGAAGAAATTCTGGATTACATAAAATGTATGACATTGACTCCTGATGTTCCAGATGAAGTCTTCTCTAAATTTTCAGAAGAGAATCTTTTAGCAATTAACGAATACATTGAAGCTAAGATGACTGCCACTTGGTTCAACGATCCTCCAGGAGCTCCAGCAAGTCGAGAGGTTATCACAGCTGAGCTCATTTACTATTGGATGGTCATTTTCCAGATCCCGTTTGAATGTGAGCACTGGCATCTTAATCGATTGTTCACTTTAATCCGAATCTGCAACATTAAGCAATCGAAACCTCAGAAGATGAGTCGATCTGAAGTTGCAGCTCGGAACCGAGAACTCAATGCTCAACGTAGAGCACAGTTGGGCACCTCAGGTTAGAAAGGGGGTGACAATGACAGCTCTTGCTTGGGATGAACCTGGCGAGAAAATCTATCAAACTGGTATCGATCGAGGAGTTCTCTATCTGAATGATGGAACGGTAGCTTCTTGGAACGGTCTTACTAGTGTTGAAGAAGATTCTGGATCTGAAGTAAAACCGTACTATCTTGAAGGATCGAAATTCTTACAGAACTTTATCAATGGTGATTTTGAAGCAAAACTTAAGGCATTTACTTATCCAGAAGAGTTTGATCAAGTTAATGGCGTTTCTAGTATTTCTCCTGGATTTGACATTTATGAGCAACCAGTAAATAGTTTTGGTTTATCATACCGAACCAAAGTTGGTAACGATCTATCTTCCGATTTTGGTTATAAAATTCACATTTTGTATGATGTCATTGCCAATCCTGACGCTGTTTCATATGATACTTTGGATGATTCCGCAGCTTCACCGACCGAATTTGGTTGGTCTCTTACCGGAACGCCACAAAAACTTGTAGGGTATAGACCAACGGTTCATATTTCAATCGATTCAACACAGACACCTCCGGAAGTCTTGGAACTTTTGGAAGATCAGTTGTATGGAACTGAAACTAGTGATCCTCGTCTTCCACCAATGGCTGAAATTGCTGGATATTTCGGATATCTAGGCTCACTTATCATCGTTGATCATGGAGATGGCAGCTGGTCAGCTATCGATGGATCGGATAGCTTCATCGCAATGACTGATGATACTACTTTCCTGATTCACGATGCAGATGCGACATATTTGGATGCAGATACTTATACAATTTCATCCACGAGCCCTGATTAGGAGGTGAAATGGCTACAGTTACCGGTCTTACCGCCGATCGAATGATTGAAATCGAAGCAGCATCGGTTGTTGACGGTGATGTTATCGATGGTGAATTGATCCTTACAAAGCATGATGGATCAACAATTAATGCGGGCAGTGTAGCAGGTCCGCCAGGTCCTATGGGGCCGCTTGGTTCAGATCTTGATGTTCTTGTACAGGCAGCTATTCTCGATATTGGTGTTCCAGGACAAATTCGAGCTGGTCGACAGCTTGCAGTAAGCGATTTTACGGATATTGGACTGGCTGCACCAGTTGGGTTGTGGAATTTCACGGGCGATTTCAACGATTCAAGCGGTAATAGTCACGCTCTCACAGCAAAGGGAGCTGCTGCATATGCTCGTGGAATTGAAGGTGTTGACAACACGGCCGCACAGTTTAACGGTGCAAATGCGTTTTATATTGTAGATTCCGGAGTGGATGATCCATTTCGGTTTAAAGCCGGAACGTTTGGTGCTTGGGTTCGAACAGCAAAACAGGGCGTGTTCCAATCCATCATTACAAAACGTGGAGCTTCGCCTCAGATTGGTTATTATCTTCGCATCAGAGATTCAAATATTGCCAATTTTGGGTTTACTGCTAATGGTACTACTATAATTGAAATCAACGGATTGTCCAAGATTTGTGATGATCGTTGGCATTTTGTTATAGGTACATATGACGGCGTTTTAATGAATCTGTATGTTGATGGGACATTGGAAGCAAGCGCGTTGCATGGTGCTGCTGCCGGTGGTGAATTGATATTTGGATCTAATCAGCCCTTTAATATCGGTAGTTATGATGCCGATGCAAGTACTGCACCATTAGAACCGCTTTTCGGTAGAGTCGACGAAGTATTCGTAACTCCCGAGATTATTTCACAAGAAAAAGTTTATAATCTGTATTGCGCAAAGCTTGCTCACACGTTGGGAACAATTCCTTCTGGAGCTTCACTGAATGTGTTTCCAGGATCTAAGGGTGCATCTCTGGTTACAGGAGATTTTCCGGCAGTACCATTGCGTTTGTACAATTTCTCTGCTGGATCAGTTGCAAATGAGGGTTCTAATCCTAGCGCCGGTTTGACTGTGTTTGGTACGCCAGACAAAGTAGCAGGCGTTGATGGTACGAAAGACAATGCATATTATCTTTCTGGAACACCAAGATTCACAGCTACGGATGCAGGATTGCCTGCTGGGGCAGCAACTTGTTCCTATGGTTGTTGGTTTAAATGCTCTAACGGAACCGGAACCATGTATATTGTTACGTGGGGAACGACCAACGGTACCAATGATGCTCGCATTTATATCATAGCCGGTAACATTAACTTTGGTACTGGTTCGGGAGCATCAATACCAGGACCATTTGTGGCTGATGGACAGTGGCATTTCGTTGTCGTGGTACAGGATGCTGCACCGGCTGATGGTGTGAAGCGACGGTTTTATCTGGACGGACGTCTGATTGCTTCTTCCACGGCGCTGGGTTCTATCGTGCTTGGTGGAGCAGGCAAGTTTGTGATCGGATCATCTTTGGCTAGTGGTAATAACTATATTGGTCAGGTTGACGGAGTATTCGTTACTGACCGAGCATTGCTGATGGGCGAAATCAATAAACTGTTCACAAAGAGTTTGATCGATCATCTTCCTTCACCCAAGAACGCTGGTGATCATATTCAGTCGATGTCGGATACCAAACTGTTGGTCGCATTCGACACGTTGGATATTGCTCACAAGGTGAGTCTGAAGGTGATGTCATGAGAACTCTCCAAAAAGATCTTCGTCGTGTAACAGTATTGACCACAATGAATCAGGTGCTTGATGGTGCCAGCGGTAATGGTATGTGGTCTGATGGTACCCCGTGGCATATGCAAAGAACTGCTACTGGCGAGTATACGATGTTCTTTGATTCGCGTATATTTGTAATCAGCGGTTCAGTAGGACCACTTGCCTCTGGTCGACAGTATTATAAGTTTGAAGCACCTGCGGCTGGATCAGTAAGAATTCAGGTCTTGGATCAAACTGGTGCAGCTGCGAATATTGCAAATTTCGACGTAACTATCAATGTCCTAGATACTCGTACTTAGGATTTCCGATGAGATTTGAACTCTCTGGAATTATTTCTCGGGTAGATCCACAGGTAATTATATTTGAAAGTGATGATACGTTCGATGCTGCAGCTTATCGTGATTTAGGCTATACCACCATCGATGTTATTTGTATTGGTGGAGGTGGAGGCCGAGGCGGTGGCGTTGATACGGCAAATACAGGAACTCAGATTCGAACTTACGGTGGTGAAGGCGGCGGTGGTGGATTTCACCGGGTTCAAGGTCTTTTGTCAGAGCTTCCTGATACGTGTCCGATCGTTGTTGGTGCGGCTGGAGCAGCTGGAACAGAACAAGCAAATCCGGCTAACGTTGGTCTCACTACTGATGGTGGTGACGGACATTATTCGTCATTTAATACGGATTTCTGTCAAGCCTCAGGTGGTAAGGGCGGAAAACGAGCTCAAACGGTATCTACGACTGCTAATCCCTTGGCGGATGGTGGTGATGGTGGAATAGGTAATCGCACGGCAGTTGGTGGTGGAGGTTTGGGTGGACATTGTGGTGACCCTGACGATGATCCTTCTACTAGTACTGATGGTGAAGATGGCCCTATTATCGACAACATTGGTCATGGTGGAGGCGGCGGAGCAGGCGCAATTTCCAAATACGATGGAACTTCTTACCTGGAAGCTACCGGCGGTGGTCATGGATCATGGCTTCCCGATAACCAATTAGTTGCTGGTGATGCAGAAGATGCTCAAGTTGGAGGAACTGGAGTAGATAGTAGTAAACCAGGCAGAGGTGGTGGAGCTACAGCCAGACCTCTAACCGGATTGCCTTATAATTACGGTCAAGCGGGTGTTCCGGGCGCCGTAGTTGTCTATCTTGCTGCT